GCGATCACCCACAACGACGGGGTCAGCACCGACATCGACGCCCTCGTCGACGAATTCGCCGCACGCCTTGCCCAACTACGCAGGAGGACACCGTGAGCGACACCGACGAGGCCGAGTTCTGGTCCGGGATCGGCCCAGCCTCGGAATTCGACAAGCTCCCACCCGGGGCCGCGCAGCAGATCGCCGAGACCCTCGGCTACCGGTACGAACCCGCCGAGCCTGCGGGTGGTTGGCCACTGACCGACGTCGCCCCGCCGGGCAGTGTCGAGGCCGACCTCGAGGCCGCCCGCGCCGAGATCGCCGACCTCCGCGACCAGCTGGCCGCACACGACGGCCCGAAGCGCCGCGATCACGACGCGACCGTGCACGCCGAGATTCGCACGCTCCGCGACGAGATCGCCCGCCTCGCCCCGAACCTCGGCGACGCCGGGCTCCCCGAGATGCGGTCGATCGTCGACCAGGCCCGCAGGGTCGTCGCCGCCGACTTCCCACTCACCGACCGGTGCGGATGCACCGCCGGGCAGACACCCCACTACGAGCCCGTCACGTTCCACCGCCGCGGCTCCGACGGATGCAGGGCCGAGTGATGGCGGCCCTCAGAGACGCCGTGATCAAGGTCGAGGTCAGCGACTTGCCCGAGATCCGAGCCGTGCTCGTCCGCGCCAGAGCACTCGAGGCCGTCTTCGCGGAACGCGAGCGGGAGCTGCTCGAGCTGAAGGGCCCATGCCGGAACACGAAATGCCGCCTGCACCGCGCCCACAGCGGGCCGTGCGACTGCGACACCGGCGAGACAACCGAGTGCGTCGGAGACGAAACCCGTCTGCCGCCCGCCGTCGGGTCCGACGGAACCGAGTCCGACCACGACTGTCGATTCCGACGGATGCTCCGCGACGTCGCCGTCTTGCTCGGTGTACCCCCAAACGACCAGGGTCTCTACGACGGCCCAACGGTCGCACGGTTCGTGCAGGCCAGCGCCGTGTGCGTTCCTGCGGTTCACCGCCTGCTCGAAGAGTGCGACCGCCTCGACCAGCAGCCGCCGCCCGGGGAGACCGCGCTCACCACTGACTACATCCGCCGCGTGCTGCTGGGTGACCAGTGAGCGTCCGGAGTTGGTGGTTGGCGCGGCGTCGACGCGTCGAGTGCATGCACGGCACTCCACGCGGCAAGTCCCACGTGACCGGCCACCTCATCGACCTGGGCCGCCGCAAGTTGTTCACCTGCTCGAGCTGCGGCAAGCGGTGGGTCGTGTGACCGCCGCCGAACGCCTGGCCGCTGAAGCCGCCGAGGTGCTCACCGCCGGCTACGTCACCGACCTCGAGGTCTACCGCGACCTCCCCCCGTACATCCGCACCCACGCCGAGAGCCCCTACACCCGCCTCGACCTCGACCGACAGGAGCGCCGACCGTGAGCCTCGACTACCCGCCCTGCACCCGCCCCCCGACCGGGTGGCGCTGCACCCTCGACGCCGACCACCAGGGCCCGTGCCCGACCGTCGTCGACTACCAGCCGCCGTCACCGCTGGTCGTCGCCGCCTACGAACGGGCGATACGCGCCGTCGAGATGGCCGTGATCGCCCGCGTCCCCCGGTGGGCCCGCGTCCGACGCCTCGACGACACCACCCGCCGCGCCATCGCCGAACTTTTCGCCGAAGCCCACACCATCGCCGACCAGGAAGCCCAGTGAACGAAACCGAAGCGATCCAGACCATGACCACCGGCGGCCGCGTCGAAGGGTTCTCCGCGTGCAACCCCGACCTCCTCATGGTCCGCGGCGACCTCATCGGCTACCAGGACAAACCCTCAGTCGTGATCCGCACCGCCGACGGGCACGTCGAGTCCTGGGCGCTGCACCTCACCCGGCCAGCCGCACCCGGGCAGCCTGACATCGGGATCGACCGCCAGTGCGCATGGCGGGTGACTGGGCCGGTCGTGATGGTCAACGCGGACAACGCCGACGATGCCCGCCGCATCGCCGAGGCCTTCGCAGACGTCGAACGGCTCCAGGCTGAGGTCCGACGGGTCATCGAGGAACGCGACGAGGCCCTTCAGCGGGACTCCGCCGCCGCCCAGGACCGCGACATGGCTCTTGAGCAGCTCGCCCAGCGCGACACCGAGATCACCAAACGCCGGGAACGGAACCTCGAGCTACGCGCCAAGGTTGCGCTACTCACCAACGAGCGCGACCAGGCGTTACGCGATTCGCGTAACGCGGACCGCCTAACCGACCCGACCCCTGCCGGGTACTGGTACCGCCAATTCTTCGAAGCCAACGACGGCTTCATCGAGATGCGGGACGAACGCGACTCAGCCATCCGGGAACGCGACGAGGCCATCCGGAAAGTCGACCAGCTCCGCACCGAGCTGCGTGTCGCCACCGACCGACCAGCGCCGGCCGAGAAAGCGGTGGACCTGCTCACCGAGCTGATCGGGCTGGTCGAAAACCCGATCCGAGCCCGCGAGCTCGACAACTGGTTCTCCGACATCGCCAACATCAGCGACCGCGCCCTCACCCTCATCGGTGCGTCCGAGTGCAAGGAAACCGCCGAGCCCGCGTGGGCCGTGTGCGGTGCCAAGAAGTTCGACGGCCGCAACCGCGTGCTGTTCGAGTGCACCGAGACCGGCCCCCACGACCGGCACCGCGACCGCGCAGTGAGCTGGCCCGCATGAGCCCGCTCCCGCTGCTACCGGCCACCCGCGCCCGCCTGGTCGACCTCGGGTACTGGATCCGCCCGTTCGACATGCTCGCCGACCGCCGCCGGTGGCGCTGGCAACCCACCGCACCGTGCGGCCGGCAGAAGTGGGCCGCGCTCACACCCCAGCAACAGGCCGCGCTCCAGGAATGGGCGCAACAGCGGGGGGAGCCCCTGACGAGCTGACACCGAGGTGGCCGCCCCGAACTGTCGAGGTTGCCGGACGGCCCACCCGGAACCACCAACGCGCCACGCAACCTACACCCAGGAGAGCCACGCGTGCCGCAACCAACCTGCCCGGAGTGTTCCCACCCCCGACCCGACCGGCACACATCCAAGTGCACCTTCGGGCTGAAACTGCTGTTCGCCATCATCGACGACCGGCTACCCGACGTCACCTGGCAGAAGCAACGCGCCCAACTCGGCGAAGGCGGCGGCGCCGGCGGATTCGAATCCTGCCCGCCCATCAACGTCCACAACTGGTCGATGCTCAGCTGGGACTCCGGGATGTACCCCGAAGCCCCCGACGACTACGGCACCCCCATGCCCGTCGAGAAGGTCCTCGCGTATTGGCGCGACCGCGCGGCAGGGGCAGGAGGCAGCCACCGCGACGGCCCCTGGGTCATCCACCAGCCGTGGATCGGGGACATGGTCGCCGACCTCCGCCGGCTCGCCGGGCAGATCAAGTCGGCGACGGGGGAGCCACCACCCCGCCCGATCGGGAAGTGCCGTCGCCTCATCGGCCTCGGTGCTGAGGACCTGGTCGTGTGCGGTGAACCGCTGTACTTCCCCGAAGGTCAGTCCACCCCGCTCCGGGGCACCGTCACCGTGTGGGACTGCCCCACAGTGCGCTGCCCCCGCCCGAACTGCCGCGAGGAGTACACCGGTTCCGCGCTGCTCCGGTTGAAGCTCATCGCCGACCAGGAAGCCAGGCAACGCCGCTCCCACCTGGTCACCGGGTACGAAGGGCCGAAGCAGCGGATGGCCGGCCCCGACCCCGTCTACACCGGGAAGCTCTACTACCGGCCAGCAGATGACCCCGATGCGCCGTGGACGCCCCTCGGAGACATCAGCGCGAAGGGTGAGGCGTGAACCCGCCGCCGGGAGCGCCGCGCGGGCGCCGGATCCGGCTCTCACCTCAACAAGCCGCAACGATCGCCTCGAACGACCTCGGCCGCAGGATCCCACCCGGAACGATCCGGCAATGGCGGTTCCGAGACATCATCGCGGGCGGACGAGGCTGGATCGACGGGGAAGACCTGCTCCACTTCTGCACCCACCCAGAGCGCTGGCCAGGCAGCGGACTATCCCGACCGCCGCGCCCCTCTGGAACTCCTGGACAATCGGAGGTAGTTGCGGATCATGCGAACTCTGTGTAACGCTTGTTCCGGAGCAGTGCGCCCCCAGCCCGGCTACTCGGGCCGCGTCCACCTTCCCGCTCTGGGAGGTGAGACCACCCGATGACCACCAGGCCACCACCCCGCCGCTGCCTCGGACACCGCAGAAACGGTGAGCCGTGCGGCAACTACGCCATGTACGGCGCCACCGTCTGCCACGCCCACGGCGGCCTCGCACCCCAGGTGAGAGCGAGGGCCGAAGTGCGCGCAGAAGTCATGCGGTGGGGCCTCGGCGACGCCGACGTCGACCCCGGCGAGGTGTTGCTGCGGCTCGTGTCGCAAAGCTCCACCCGCGCCGAGCACTACGGGCGGCTCCTCGAGCAGGCCTACGACGCGGCCGAGCGGATCCGCGCCGCACACGACGCCGAAGAACTGCTGGTCGGCGAGTACGAGCCCCGCGACGACGAAGACCACGAACCGGCGGCGCTCCAGACCGCCCGCGCGGACCTCATACGGATCTTCAACACCGGTGGGATCGCCGCGCTGGTCGGGCACACCTACGCCGACACCAAACACGGCGACATCTACGCCACCGGAGAAGCCATTCGCGGCCTGGCCGCGCTGGAGGCGCAAGAACGCGATCGGTGCGCCGGGTTCGCCGCGAAAGCCATCGCCGCCGGACTCGCCGAACGCCAGGTCCGGCTCGCTGAACGCCAAGGCACTCTCATGGCCGACCTGCTGCGCCGCGTGCTCACCGACCCTGCGCTCGGCCTGACCGAGGAGCAGCGGGGGGCGGTTCCTGATGTCGCTCGACGACACCTCGCCCTGGTCGCCGGCTGACCTAGCCGCGTTCGAGCTCGCGCTCGCCGAGCTGGACCTCGACAACCAGGCTTCCCGGTGGGCCGCGGACTGCGGTGTGTGGGTTCGGGAACGCCTCACACAGTCCCCGTGGTCGTTGCAGGTGCGGATCATGGAGTCGGTGCGGGACAAGCCGCGCACCGCCGTCCCCGCCTGCCACGGCCCCGGCAAGTCCCAGCTCGCGGCATGGGTGATCGCGCACTGGGTCGCCACCCACGGCATCGGCAACAGCATCGTCGTCACCTCCGCACCCACCGCCCAGCAGGTGCGGGCGATCCTCTGGCGGTACCTGCGCCGCATCCACAAGGCCGCCGGGCTACCCGGGTTCATCACCCAGGACTCGGTGCCCGAGTGGAAGATCGACGGCGAGCTCGTCGCGTTCGGCCGCAAGCCAGCCGACTACGACGAAGACGGCTTCCAGGGCATTCACGACGAACACCTGCTCGTGGTATTCGACGAGGCGTGCGGCATCCCCACACAGCTGTGGCACGCCGCCGAGTCGCTCATGACGAACGACGACACCTGCCGGTTCCTAGCCATCGGGAACCCCACCTCGACCTCCAGCTTCTTCTACAAGGTGTGCACCACCGAACCCGGGTGGAACGTCATCCGGATCTCGGCCTACGACACCCCCAACCTGACCGGTGAACCAGTCCCCGAGGACGTCGCCCGCCGGCTCGTGTCACGAGCGTGGGTCGAGGACAAGGTCAAGCGGTGGGGCCGCGAGTCACCACTGTTCAAAGCCAAGGTCCTCGGCGAGTTCGCCGACGACGAGGACGGCCTCATCCCACTCTCGTGGATCACCGACTCCCACTACCGGTGGCACGACTGGAACGACAACAAGCACGCCGGGCACCAACCGATCGGACGCACCTACCTTGGCGTCGACGTCGGCCACGAAGGCGAAGACAAAACGGTCATCGCCACCCGCAAGGGCCACGTGGTGCTCGAGCTCGAAGCGTGGGACCACACCACCACCGTGCAGACCACCAAGCTGGTCGAGGCCCGCCTGGACCAGCACGTCCGCGCCCTGGCCATCGTCGACGGTGTCGGGGTCGGTACCGGGGTCGTGGACTCGTTGCGGGATCACCGCCGGCCGGTGTGGTCGTTCATCGCCGGGAAATCGGGTCGGCCCTACCACGACGCGACGGGGATGCTCACGTTCGCGGATCTGCGCAGCGCGGCCTGGTGGTACGCCCGGGAGATGCTCGACCCGTCCCGGAACCCCACGCTCGCGCTCCCGGACGACGACGACCTCACCGCTGACCTCACCGCCCCCAGGTGGTTCGAGGAGAAGAACGGCGTGATCCGCGTCGAGTCGAAGAAGGAGATCAAGAAGCGGCTCGGCCGGTCCACCGACTACGGCGACGCCGTCGTCCAGTCCCTCTGGGCTGACCGGATCCCACGCGGCACCGAGGACGGGCAACCCCGCAAGCGCCCCGAAGCGATCGCCTACGACAACAGCCCAGGCGACTGGCGCTGATCGACAACTGAACAGAGGGGGTGACCAGATGGCTCCGACCAACGGCTCGACCGTGACCACGCTGGACATCCCCAAGGGGCCGGCCAAGAAGGCCATGACCACCGCTCCGGTTGGGAACTCGTTCACCGAGAACGACCGGCTGTACCGCAGCTACGCCGAGTTCTCCACCGTGTTCGAGGAGCTCGACCTCGACCTGGCGCAGATCCGGATGATGCTGTCCAAGGACGGCAACCCCCGCAAGCTCGAGCAGGTCCTCACCCTGCCCATCCGCGGCGCCGGCTGGGAGATTCGCGGCGACGGGCCCGAGGCCGACCTGGCGCGGGAGAACCTGGGCCCGCTGCTCAACGAGGTCATCGCCCAGGCCACGTCGGCGTTCAGCTTCCGCAAGGCGTTCTTCGAGATCGTCTGGAAGCTCGAAGGCGACCAGGTGCTGTACGACCAGATCCTGATGCGCCCGGCGGTCACCTGCGAGGCCGCGTTCGACGAGCACACCGGTGAGCCGCTCGGGTTCCGGCAGCGCCTGGCCCCGGTCTCAGTGTTCGGCACCACCACCGGCGAGATGGGCTACGAGCGCATCCCCAAGATCCGCTCGTTCATCTACACCTACGGCACCCACCGCGAACCCTTGCGCGGCCTGTCCGACATGGACGTGGCGCTCTACTGCTGGGACCAGATCCGCAAGCTGCAGTTCCTCTGGTGCCAGTACCTGGAGGGCACGGCGCTGCCCAAGATCCTCGTCAAGGGCTCCTCCCCGGAGGAGGCGCAGGAGAACGCCCGCCAGATCGCCAAGGCCAAGGCCTCCGGCGTCATCCCGGTGGAGTGGCGCCCGGAGATGGTCGGCGAGAGGCTCACCGAGATCCTGGAGTCCTCCGGCAAGGGCGCCGAGCAGTTCGAGGTGGCCATCCGCTACTTCGAGGGCAAGCAGACCTCGTCGGTGCTGGCCTCGTTCACCGACCTGGCTCAGGCAGCGGTGTCCGGGAAGGGCTCTAACGCGCTGTCCGCCGACCAGTCCGAGTTCTTCCTGTCCGCCTGCCAGGGCAAGGCCGACGAGATGTCCTGGCAGATCACCAAGGGCCTGATCGAGCCGCTGGTGCGGTACAACTTCGGCCCGGACGCGCAGGTCCCGCAGCTGTACATCGGGCCCATCGGAAACCGCCAGCTGGACCGAGCGCTGGACCTGCTCAAGTCCATCATGGCCGCGCAGAACCCGACGGCCCCGCCCAAGTTCACCGCCTCGCTGATGACGCACGTGGCCAGCTTCCTCGGCCTGGAGCAGGAGGACGTGTCCTCCGCCGCGCAGGAGTGGGCCAACCAGCAAGCTGAGGCCAAGGACTACCAGGCGCAGCTGTCCGAGCTGATGAAGCTGCAGCGCGCGCAGCTGGGTGCGGCGGCGGCCGGCCCGCAGCCCCCGGCCCCGGGCACCAAGGCGCCGGCGCCCGACCAGAAGGCGCTGCCGCCGGGCAAGACCAAGGCAGAGATGGCGGCCGACAGGGACGCGCTCCAACTGGCCACACCCGTGCAGCTGCAGCTGAACCTCACCACCGACGACGATGACGCCGAGACCCACACCGGTGGCATGGTCGCGCTCCTCCCGGACGCCGACTCAGCGGCGAAGCTCCTCGTCGACGGTGGAGACCCGATCGACCAGCTGCACCTGACGCTCTGCTACCTGGGTGACAACGTCACCGGCTGGTCGCAGTCGCAACGCGACCAGGTCGTCCAGCGGGCCACCTCGGCAGCTGAAGGGCGCGGCCCGGTCGACGGCGACGCGTTCGCGCACGCGGTCTTCAACCCGGACGGCGCCGAACCGTGCGCGGTGTACCTCATCGGTGGCAGCGACGCGTTCGCCGAACTGAACCAGGAACTTCGAAGCCTAGCGTCCGCGCTGCAGCACCCGGGGTTCGTCGCCCACGTGACGGCCGGGTACGGCATGACCGCTGACGACCTGGCCTACACCGGCCCGGTGCGGTTTGACCGGATCGGGGTGTTCTTCGGTGGGCAACGGATCGAGATTCCTCTCGTCGCACGCCGAGACAGCCGTTACCCGAACGCTGAACTGTCGAAGACCCGCAGCGGCAGGGATGCGCTCGATCTAGGGTTCAACAAGGACGAGCCCCGGGTGCCCGGCGGCAACCACGGGGCCGGCCAGTGGACGAAGGGCCTGTTCGATGCTCTCCGTGACGACGGAGGATTCACCTTCAACCCCCGCTCCCGGGCTCTCGTCCGCACCGGGGAACAGCGCGGGTACGCGATCGCGGTTCCACACACCGAGGTCATGCTCGGTAACGAGGGCATGACGAGGGAACAGTTCCAGGACGCGTTCGTCAGGGTTGTAGCGAAGAACAGGGACGCGATCGCCCGGGGCGCGTACATCGGGGGCTGGAAGTCCGACGGTCGAGGGGACTACCTGGTCGAGTTATCCGAGATTCACGACGTCAGTCGTGACGAGGCGATAGCGATAGGCCGGGGCCGCAACCAGGAAGCTATCCGGGATATGATGACCGGGGAGTTCCTTGACACTGGGGGCACAGGTGGCTGACGCAGGTAAGAAGAACACGATCTTCGTGAAGCCTGAGAAGCCGCTGCACGAGATGTCTGAGGCTGAGCTTCGCGAGGTCGGCGGTGCGTTGTTCGACGCGCTGAACGAGGACGCGCCGGCCGCTTCGCAGCGCCGGGCCAGCTA